AGTTATCGCAAGTAAAAACAGAGGGAGAAGTTGGCTGTATGGTTATAATGAAAAATATGATGTTGTTGTAATATCAAGAACAGGTCAAATAGAAAGTGTTATTGATATTAATGGATTAAAAATAGCATTACCTAAGCCACCAAAAAATGTATATAAAAGATCTAAAGATAAGCAAGAACAGTATTGGGAACCAGTACCTATATCTAAAGAACTAAATAGAGTTAAATCTATATTTCAATGGCACGAAACTCCAGATCAATTTAAATCACAGTGGGTTGACTATATAGAAGAGGAGTTTAATAGAAGAGAGCAAGGACACTGGTTTATGAATAATGGAGTACCAACATATATAACTGGTACACATTATATGTATTTACAATGGACAAAGATTGATGTAGGTAATCCAGATTTTAGAGAAGCTAATAGAGTATTTTATATTTTTTGGGAGGCCTGTAAAGCAGATAAAAGAAGTTTTGGAATGTGTTACTTAAAAATAAGACGTTCTGGATTTTCATTTATGAGTTCTTGTGAAGGAGTTAATCAGGCAACTATAACTAAAGATGCTCGTATAGGAATACTTTCTAAGTCTGGATCGGATGCAAAAAAAATGTTTACCGATAAGGTTGTCCCTATTTCTAATAACTATCCATTCTTTTTTAAACCTATTCAAGATGGTATGGATAAACCTAAAACAGAATTAGCCTATAGAGTCCCAGCTTCTAAAATTACTAAAAAGAATATGCACACCTTGGCTGATGATGAGCTTGAAGGATTAGATACAACTATAGACTGGAAGAATACAGGTGACAATAGTTATGATGGTGAAAAGTTACAACTACTACTACACGATGAAAGTGGTAAATGGGAAAGGCCTGATAATATATTGAATAACTGGAGAGTAACTAAAACATGTTTAAGATTAGGTAGTAAAATTATTGGTAAGTGCATGATGGGTTCTACATCTAACGCATTAGATAAAGGTGGTAGTAATTTTAAATCTTTATATGAAGATTCTATGCCTAATAAAAGAAATGCTAACGGGCAAACTAAAAGCGGACTGTATTGTCTTTTTATTCCTATGGAATGGAACTTTGAAGGATACATAGATAAGTATGGTATGCCAGTATTGCATACTCCAAAAAACCCAAGAGTTGGGATTGACGGTGAATTAATTTCTATAGGAGCAATTAATTATTGGCAGAATGAAGTTGATTCATTATCTCAAGATGCTGATGCTTTAAATGAATTTTATAGACAGTTTCCAAGAACAGAGTCTCATGCTTTTAGAGATGAGAGTAAACAATCTTTATTTAATTTAACAAAGATATATCAGCAAATAGATTATAATGATTCTTTAATAATGTCTCATCATGCTACCAGAGGTTCGTTTCACTGGGAGAATGGTGTAAAAGATACTAAGGTTATTTGGACTCCTAATAAAAATGGTAGGTTCTTAACAACTTGGTTACCAGCAAAACATTTACAAAATAGACAAATTACTGAAAGAGGAATCAAAAAACCTGGTAACGAACATATGGGTTCTTTTGGTTGTGACTCTTATGATATATCAGGAGTTGTTGTTGGTAAAGGATCTAATGGAGCTTTGCATGGATTAACTAAATTTAATATGGAAGAATCTCCAAGTAACCATTTCTTTTTAGAATATATAGCACGACCTCAGACAGCAGAAATATTTTTTGAAGAAGTTTTAATGGCTTGTATATTTTATGGTATGCCAATACTATGTGAAAATAATAAACCAAGATTATTATACCATTTTAAAAACAGAGGATATAGAGGTTATTCACTAAACAGACCAGATAAAGTATACAGTAAATTATCTAAAACAGAAAGAGAGTTAGGAGGTATACCTAATAGTTCAGAAGACGTAAAACAATCACATGCTTCAGCTATAGAATCTTATATAGAAAAGTATGTGGGTATAGATTTTCAAGGGGATTATAGAGATGCTGGAGATATGGGAAGTATGTATTTCGGAAGAACATTAGAAGATTGGGCAAAGTTTGATATTAGTAATAGAACTAAGTTTGATGCGGCTATAAGTTCTGGATTAGCTATAATGGCTAACCAAAAGCACTTATACACACCATCTAAACAAAAATCAAAAATAAGTATTAACTTTGCGAGATATAACAATAAGAGTACTCAAAGTAAAATAATTACATGAAAGCAGTCCAAATAGATATACAGTCTGCTGCGTTTCCTGATCAATTTGTAAACGACAAAACTAAAGCAACAAAAGAGTTTGGTTTACAAGTTGGTCAAGCAATACAATATGAGTGGTTTAGAAAAGATGGCATGAGTTGTAGATTCTACAATCAGTGGGCAGAATTTAATAGACTAAGATTGTATGCGAGAGGAGAGCAGTCAATAGCAAAATACAAAAATGAATTAGCGGTAGACGGAGATTTGTCATACCTAAATTTAGATTGGACTCCAATTCCTATCATTCCAAAGTTTGTTGACATTGTTGTTAACGGAATGTCAGATAGACTATTCAAAGTAAACTGTGTTGCTTCAGATGCTATGTCTGCTGAGAAAAGAAATCAATTCCAGAAAATGGTTGAGATTAATGTGGCTGCTCAAGATTTATTTCATCAAGTAGAAAAAGACTTTGATATGGAAGTGTTTCAGGTTGATCCTAAAACATTACCTCAAAGTGATACAGAGATGGAATTGTATATGCAACTAAATTATAAACCAGCAATTGAAATAGCAAACGAAATAGCTATTGATACAATGCTACAAGAAAACCATTATAATGATACTCGTAAAAGAGTTGATATGGATATTACTACTCTTGGTGTTGGTATGACTAAGCATATGTTTCAACAAGGAGATGGAATAAGAGTTGAGTATGTTGATCCAGCAAATGTTGTTTATAGTTATACAGAAGATCCTTACTTTAAAGATTGTTTCTATTGGGGTGAAATTAAAACTGTTCCTATTACTGAGGTTATAAAAATTAATCCTGACCTAACAGAAGAAGACTTAGAAGAAATATCTAAATACAGTCAATCGTGGTATGACTATTATAATGTAGCAGCCATGTATGAAAATAGTATGTTTGCCAGAGACACTTGTACTTTATTATTTTTTAATTATAAAACTACAAATAGTTTTGTGTACAAGAAAAAGAAAATGGCTGAAGGTACATTCAAGACTGTAGAAAAAGATGATGAGTTTAATCCTCCACAGGAAATGATGGATGAAGGGAACTTTGAAAGAGTAGAAAAAAGAATAGATGTATGGTATGATGGTGTAATGGTAATGGGTAGTAACTTATTGATAAAGTGGGAAATGATGGAGAACATGGTTCGTCCTAATTCTGCTAATCAGTATGCTATGCCAAACTATGTAGCATGTGCACCAAGATTATATAAAGGAGCTTTAGATTCTTTAGTAAGAAGAATGATTCCTTTTGCTGATTTAATTCAAATGACACACTTAAAGATACAGCAAGTTGTTTCTAAGGTTGTTCCAGATGGTGTGTTTATAGATGCGGATGGATTAAGTGAAGTGGATTTAGGAACAGGAAATGCATATGATCCGTCAGATGCTTTACGATTATACTTCCAAACTGGTAGTGTAGTTGGTAGAAGTTATACTCAAGATGGTGAGTTTAATAATGCTAAAGTTCCTATTACTCAACTTAATTCTAATAGTGGTGGAAGTAAAATGCAAATGCTTATTGGAAATTATAATCATTATTTAAATATGATTAGACAGGTAACTGGATTAAATGAAGCAAGAGATGCCTCAATGCCAGATCCTAATTCTTTAGTAGGTGTACAAAAGTTAGCAGCATTAAATTCTAATGTTGCTACAAGACATATTATGCAAGGTAGCTTGTACATTACAAGAACCTTAGCTGAATGTTTATCTATTAGAACTGCTGATATTTTAGAGTACGCAGATTTTAAAGATGAGTTTGCAATGCAAATTGGTAAATATAATTTAGGTATTATAGAAGAGATTAAAAATCTTTATCTATATGACTTTGGTATATATATTGAAATGTCACCAGATGAAGAAGAAAAAGCACAACTTGAACAAAACATTCAAATGGCTTTACAGAAAGGTGGTATTGATTTAGAAGATGCTATTGATATTAGAACTCTTAATAATCTAAAAATGGCTAACCAGCTTTTAAAAGTTAAGAGAAAACAAAAACAAACTGAAGTTCAACAACAAGAGCAACAGAAACAAGCTATGCAAGGTCAGCAGCAACAGGCTCTTCAGCAACAAGCTGCTCAAGCTAAGATGCAACAAACTCAAGCTGAATTACAAGCTAAGATTCAAATTAAACAAGCAGAGATTGCTTTTGAAATAGAGAAGCAAACTAATGAAGCTGAGTTGAAAAGAAGATTAATGGATGTTGAATTTAACTATAACATGCAACTTAGGGGAATGGAGCAAAGTCAGATAGATGCAAGAGAAACTCAGAAGGAGGATGCTAAAGCAGCTCGTATAAGTATGGGTAATACTCAGCAGTCTAAAATGATCACCCAGAGAAAAAACAATGGTGCTCCTATAAACTTTGAATCTAACGAAGATAGTTTAGATGGGTTTGACTTGGCAGAATTTGAACCAAGGTAAGACCTTAAATAAACATTAAATAATATATTAACTTTGTACAAATTAAATTAAATAAAATGGAAGAAAACAAAAACGAAACACCTGAACAACCAAAGTTCACTGTTAAAGAAGTAACAGGAGAAGAAAAATCTCGTGCTGAAGTAGAAGAACAATTACTTGCTAAGCATGAAGAAAAGTTTACGGATAGTAAACCTAAAGAAGAAGAGGTTGAAAAAGTTGAGGAAGTAAAAGAAGAAACTCCCGCATCAGAGATAAATGATGCAGACGTTCTTAAATATATTAAAAATAGATACGATAAAGATATAGATTCTGTAGAAGGATTGTTTGATCAAAAAAATTCAAACGAAGATTTACCAGAAGATGTGTCAGCGTATTTTAAGTATAAAAAGGAAACTGGTCGTGGTATTGAAGACTTTGTTAAACTACAAAGAAACTATGATGACATGGATGGTGACCAAGTGCTAAGAGCTTATTACAATTCTACCGAAGAAGGTTTGGATAGTGATGACATTACTGATATTATGGATGATAAGTTTTCATTTGATGAAGATTTAGATGATCCAAAAGATATTAAGAAAAAGCAATTAGCTAAAAAAAGAGAACTTGTTAAAGCTAAAAAGTTTCTTAACGAACAGCGAGATAAATATAAAGCTCCTCTTGAGTCAAGTGGGGGTGGGTTATCAAGCGAAGACAAAGAGAAATTTGATAGTTATAAAAGTTATATAGAGGAATCTACTAATGCTCAAGAGGCACAGCAGAGAAGGTATGATTATTTCTTAGATAAAACCGCTGAGGTTTTTAACGATGAGTTCAAAGGTTTTGAGTTCAGTATCGGAGAGAAACAATTTACATTCAAACCTGGAGACAGTGGTGAACTAAAGAGTAAGCAATCAGATGTTAATAATTTCACGAAGAAATTCATGGATGAAAAGACAGGAATGATTTCAGACGCTAAAGGATACCACAAGGCTATGTCCGTTGCTATGAACTTAGATAAGTTTGCGGAGTTCTTTTACAATCAAGGTGTAACCTCGGCTGTAGATGAAGTAAGTAAAAAATCTAAGAACATTAATATGGAGATGAGGAAGACACCAACCAGCTTAAGTAAAGATGGATTAAAAATCAGAGCTGTAGGTGACACGAGTAGTGGAAGAGGACTCAAAATTAGAAGTATTAAAAAAAGTTAATAATTTAAAAATTAAAAAGAAATGCCAATATTAGCAAACCCAGGATTTGATCTACAACCTTCTTCGGAAAGGGTAGCACTTCCTTCGAACTATATTACTAATTTCGATTTTCTTAATCAGTATCTTCCAGATACATACGAGAAAGAATTTGAGAGATATGGTAATAGAACAGTAGCTTCATTCTTAAGAATGGTAGGTGCTGAAATGCCTTCAAACTCTGACATGATTAAATGGGCAGAGCAAGGTAGACTACACACAAAATACACACAAGTAACAGTAGCTGCGGCTGGTGGTACTGCTGGTGTATTCACAGTAAATGATCCCCTTAATCCAGTAGGTTCTAACATCGCTGTTAGAGTTGGACAAACGGTATTTATTTCTGACAACACTGCGGGATCTGCACTTAGCAATAAAGCTGTAGTGACTGCTGTAACTGCAAATACATTCACTGCATCTTACTATGAGATTATTGGTGTTGTTCCAGCTGCAACAAACTTAACTGTAATGATTTACGGTTCTGAATTTGCAAAAGGAACTCCAGGAATGGTAGACTCATTAGAAGCAAACGATGTATTCTTTGACAACAAACCAATTATCATTAAGGATACTTACGAGGTAAGTGGTTCTGACATGGCTCAAATTGGTTGGGTTGAAATTTCTACTGAAAATGGTGGATCAGGATACCTATGGTACTTGAAGTCTGAGCACGAAACAAGATTGAGATTTGAAGACTATCTTGAAACTGCAATGATTGAGGCTGTTCCAGCTGCTCCAGGTTCTGGTGCTGAAGCTGCACTTTCTACATCTGCTCCAGCTGCTGGTACAATCAACGCTGGTTCTGAAGGTGTATTCTTTGTTGTAGGAAACAGAGGTAATGTATGGGGTGGTGGTAACCCAACAACACTTGCTGGATTCGATACAGTTATTCAGAGATTAGACAAGCAAGGTTCTATTGAAGAGAATGTTCTTTTCGTAGACCGTCAGTTCTCATTTGATATTGACGATATGTTAGCTGCTCAAAACTCTTATGGAGCGGGTGGTACTTCATATGGTTTATTTGACAATGATGAAGACATGGCTTTAAATCTTGGATTCACTGGATTCAGAAGAGGTTATGACTTCTACAAGTCTGACTGGAAATATCTAAACGATGCTTCAATGAGAGGTGATATCGTAGGTGGTGGAATTAGCGGACTATTAGTTCCAGCTGGATCTACATCTGTATATGACCAAATCTTAGGAAAGAACGCTAAGCGTCCATTCTTACACGTTAGATATAGAGCTTCAGAAGCTGAAGACAGACGTTACAAAACTTGGATTACTGGTTCTGCTGGTGGTGCAAGAACATCTGATCTTGATGCAATGCAAGTAAACTTCTTGAGTGAGAGAGCTTGTTGTACTTTAGGTGCAAACAACTTCTTCTTATTCCAAGACTAAGTAAGTAAGTAATTAGGGGAGGATTAACCTCCTCCCCTTTTTTTTTAATCTAATTAAATTATAAATAAAATGTCAAAAACAAAAAAATTCGTAGCTAAAAGCTATAAGCTAAAGTCTAACAATACACCGTTAGCATACATGTTATCTTCTCATCATTCTAAGAGAAGTACTCTTCTACATTTCGATGAAGAGACTGGAACCAATAGACCTCTTCGTTATGCAAGAAACCAAAAGTCTCCTTTCGAGGATGAACAAGATGGTAATGCAATTATGGAACCAATTATATTTGAAGATGGATTTCTACATGTTCCTAAAAATAACCAAGTACTACAACAATTTCTTACTTATCATCCAGCAAACGGTCAGGTCTTTGAAGAGATTAATGATCAGAAGGATGCGGCTGAAGATTTAGAAATGGAGAACATTGCTTTAGATGCACAAATTGCAGCAAGATCTTTAGATTTAGATAAACTTGTTCAGGTTGGTAGAGTTCTTTTAGGTGGTGATGTTGATACATTAAGTACAGCAGAACTAAAAAGAGATATCTTAGTATACTCAAGAAACTATCCTAATGATTTTATGGAGGTAATTAATGATCCAACATTACAAGTACAAGAAGATGTTGTATTGTTTTTCCAAAACCAATTGATTACTTTAAGAAATAATGGTAAGGATGTATACTTTAATCTAAAAGATAATAAGAAAAAACTAACCGCAGTACCTTATGGAGAGGACGCAGAATATATTCTTGCTGATTATTTCCAAAGTGACGATGGCTTAGAAATCTATAAGTACTTGAAAAAGATACTAAAGAAAAAATAGTAATAAAGAACACTCCAATTGGGGTGTTTTTTTTTGATTATCTTTGTCCTTTATTAACCCATTAAAACTTTTTATAAAATGGAAAAATTCTTATCTATCCCAGTGACAGGATCTGGGGACATTCTTTTGAATGTCAATGACGTTATTTCAGTTACAGCTCTTGTTACTGGAACAACAACAACTATTACTTATTTAAATGGTAATACTGCAACAATTACTGCGGCTGCTCAAGTCAACTTCAGTATGAGAAAAGCAATTCAAGATGCAATAGTGGCAGCACTATCAACTTCTTGGACTCGTGTAACTTACTCTGTGATTACTCCACAAGCAGTATCTGGAATCGTAATTGCCTAATGGGTAAGTTCATTAGTGTGCCAATCCCGATGTATGATTTTGTATCGGACATGGCTAACCCTTTAGTAGCTGGTGCAGCAAGTGCTTCGGTTCCTGGTAAGTTATCTTACGGGACAGGAGGATTCGCAAGTGCGGTTTCTGTTGGGGATATAGTTTTAGACACAGATGTTTGGGTTACTTCAGTAGTAACTAAAGTAGATAGTGATACACTACTTACAATTGCTGGTGCTGGTAACGTAACATTAGAAGTAACAGGTGCTAACTTCAAAATATGGAGTCCAGCAGATGCTTACAGTCTAACGTATGCAAGTGGATTATTTTTGTCTAATGTTAGAGCTGGTGACTTTGTATTAAATGAAGACACTGGTTTACATGCAAAAGTTGTATCAGTAGTAAGCGATACAGAAGTAATGATCGATAATCTTATTTTTGATGATAACGGTACAGATAAAGCTGTTATGATTTCACAAAATGGATTTGGTTGTATTTTAGTAAACCTAAAAGACATCATGATGCCTATACCTACTGCTGGTGGTGGTGGAACTACACCTCTATCTATAGAGTATAAAGAAAGCGTTAATGCTAAAACATTAAACTTTACAATTAATGAGGCTCAGGTTGATTACTGTTATTCTAATGCGTTTTTAGATTTGGCTATTAAAACTATGGAGTCTGAATGGACTCATGTAGTAAATGAAATGCCATTGATAAATTCTCCATTAAAAAAAGCGGGAGGAATTTCTCCTGTACTTTATTGTGAGAATATTGTATTAGCATAAGTTAGTTTACATTATATTAAGAGAGGTCTGCTAAAAAAAGTAGACCTCTTTTTTTTTGTTATCTTTGTAGAAATGTTTATATAATATGGCGGCATCAATAAATGAAGTACGAAACACTGTATTAGCTATAGCGAATAAAAATAATTACGGATATATATCCCCACAAGATTTTAACCTATATGCTAAACAGGCTCAGATGGATATGTTTGAAGATTATTTCTACCAGTACAACAACTGGATTAATAAAGAAAACAATCGTCAATCTGGAACAGGATATGCTAATATCGTAAAAGGTTTAGTAGAGGTTATAGATAGTTTTTCTACTCAAGTTTTTTTAGCTCAGAGTAATGCTAATGTATTTACTCTGCCTAATGATTATTACTTAATTAATAAATTATTTTATTATTCAGTTCCTTTATTTACAGGAGTATCAGCTGGGCCAGGTGTAAATCAATTAATTGATCCATTAGCTGTAGGTTGGACTACAATACCAGCTTCAGCACCAACACCAAATATTGGTACTATAATTGTCAATACAAGCACCTTTAATCAAGCATATGTTACTGGAGTAGTAAGCTCTACAACAATTAATTTAAGTGCAGATATATTTCCAAACATTGGAGATAGCTATGTTATATATTCTAATACTAATACAAGAGAGGTTGAAAGAGTAAGTCAAAACAAAATATTCTATTTAACTAATTCTATGTTAACTAATCCTACAAAAACATATCCAGCTTATGTTTTGGATGCAAATAGTGTAACGGTATATCCTACTACTATTATGAATCCTGGAGATATACAAGCTCAGTATGTGAGGTATCCATTAGATCCTAAATGGACTTACTTAAGTTTAGTCGGTGGTGAACCTTTATTTGATCAAACTCAACCTGATTTTCAAGAGTTTGAATTACCAGATTCTGATGAACCAACATTGATAGCTAAGATATGTCAATACATAGGTATAGAGATTAGAGAAGAAATGGTATATGGATTTGGAAATTCATTAGAGACAATAGAAACCCAAGAAAGTAGTTAATTATGAGTTATATAACAGATTATCAATATTACGAAAACAGTGGAATAATACCTACTGACGAGAACTGGGGATCATATCAATATGTTTCTTTAGAAGATATAGTTAATAATTTCATGATGATGTATCAAGGAAATCATGAGTTAGTTAATAATATAAATCGTTATCAAGTTTTATTCCACGCTAAGCGTGGTATACAAGAGTTGCATTATGATGCAATGAAAGAAATAAAAATATTAGAACTTAAAGTTTGTGATACATTAAGATTTGTTTTACCTCCTGATTATGTTAACTGGGTTAGGGTAAACCTTATGAAAGGTGGTATGTTATTTCCTTTAACAGAAAACATACAAACAAACTGGAGTGGAGCTTATTTACAAGATCATGACTGTAGAATATTATTTGATATAGATGGTAATGTATTGAAACCAGCTGATTCTTTCTTTGATATACAAAGATTAGATGGTACTCAAAAAAACATGTATCCAGGTACAGGCCCTTATGCTGGTCAGATGGGTTGGTGTGTAAATGGACAGTGGTGTTTTGATTATCAGATTGGAGGAAAGTTTGGTTTGAATACGGAGACCGCAAACATAAACCCAACATTCAGTATTAATAAACAAGATGGTCTAATTACTTTTAACTCACAGATGGCTGGAGAGTTTGTGGTATTAGAGTATGTTTCAGATGGATTAGAAAACGGGAATGATTCTCGTGTACAGGTTAACAAATTATTTGAAGAATTTATCTATGCATATATTAGATATTCTATTTTGAATGGTAAGTTAGGGGTTCAAGAATATGTAGTAAATCGAGCAAGAAAAGATAAATCTTCTTTGCTTAGAAATGCTAAATTAAGATTAAGTAACATACACCCTGGCCGACTCTTACAAAACTTAAGAGGTCAGGATAAATGGATAAAATAGTATGGCAGATATTAGATCAAATTTTATAGCTGGTAAAATGAATAAGAGTGTGGATGAGCGTTTAGTTCCTCCAGGCGAATATGTTGATGCTCTTAATGTACGTTTAGGTTCTACTGAAACAACTGAGATTGGAGCTGTAGAAAATTCTAAGGGGAATACTCGTCTTTCATTTTTATCTTACAATGGAAGTCCGTTATCAGAACCAGCTGATCCAGCACCACCTACTACATTTTGTATTGGTTCTTTTGAAGATGGAATGAATGAAACTATATATTGGTTTATTCATGACTCTAACAATCCATTATCTACCACAGGTAAGGTTGATATGATTGTTTCTTTTAATACTAATAACAATACCACTACATATCATGTTGTTTCTGTAGATGATGGTGGAGGTGTTAATACAACATTAAATTTTGATCCTAAGTTTTTAGTAACAGGTGTAAATAAAATAGAAGACTTATTGTTTTTTACTGATGACAAAAATGCACCTCGAACTATAAATGTAAAAAGAAATTACGATGATCCTGTTGCTGGAGTAGACGGGATTGTAGAAGAAGATATAAGTGTTATTGTTAAGCCACCTGGATTTGAGACTCCAGCGGGTGGTAATATTCCTTTACCAGTTCCAACTGTACAGCCTGAAATGTTTCCAGGAGATGAAAATTATATGGAAACAAGATTTTTATCTTTTGCATATAGATATAGGTATACTGATGGTGGTTATAGTGCTACGTCTTTATTTACTAATGCGGTGTTTGAACCTGGCCCTTTTAGATTTGACTTGACTACTTTCAATAATGGAGGTATGGTAAATAAATATAATGGTGCTACTATTGGTTTTTCTACAGGATCTAAAAGAGTTGTTCAAGTTGATTTGCTTTATAAAGAATCTACATCTAATACTATATATGTAATAGAAAGATATAATAAAGCAGATTTAGGTTGGTCAGATAATATACAGCAAACCATAGTTTTTACTAATAGTAAAATATTTACAGTATTAGGATCGGATGAATTATTAAGGCAATATGATAATGTTCCTCGAACTGCAAAGGCACAAACCATTCAGGGCAATAGACTTATATATGGAAACTATGTTGATGGATATGATATAGTAAATCAAAACGGTCAAAAGATACCAATTAGTTACAGGACAGATCATGAAGTACAAGAAGTAGGCGGTGTAGCATTAGACACTCCAGTTGCTTCTAACGGAATAGCTTATGCAATAGGTCAACCAGGTGGTGGTAGTGTTCTTGACTCTTTAATTACGTTTGATTTAAGTGCATTAACTTTCCCTATTCAACCTGGTCTTACTCTTAATTTTGATATTTCATTACAGTCAGCACCCTCAACAGGAGCAATGGTAAATCCACAGAGTAATGGTGGTGTTGATGTAGATACATCTTTTCAACAGACAAGTCCATTTAGTGTAACCTGGAGCTTTACAGCTAACCAGATTTACAACACAATGAATGACTTAGTAAACTCTACAGAGTTTCAGAATCCAATTGGTACTACAGCTATTGGAAACTATCAACCATTAGTACCTACAAATCTTTCTGGTCAAGGAGGTACTGTTACTGATAAGTTTAATAATTATATGATAGCACCACCAGCTACCAGTCTGGACATAGTGAATAGTGCAATAGACTCTGGTGCGTGTGCCGCTATTGGGCCACCAGCTACCAGTGTTTGTATACAGCAAGGTTTTAGATATACTCCAACAGCAATAGGGTTTTCTATTCAAGCACCAGCTATAACTTTTTATTCAGAGTCAGCACCTGGTGTAGATGTTTCTATACAATATGAATTTTTTAGCTTTATAGATTTTTCAAGTACTGCTGGATATTTATTAGTATCAAACACTTTGAGCTTACATAGTAATAGAGATTATGAAACTGCAATTGTTTATATGGATGATTATGGTAGAGCATCTACTGCGTTAGTTGCTAATGATAATACTATTTTTGTTCCACCATCTGCTTCTCCAGATAAAAACACTATAAGAGTTACATTAAGTAACTTACCTCCATACTGGGCAACTAAATATAAATTTGTTGTTAAGCCAAGTGAAGGACTTTATCAAACATTATATTCAAGTCAGTATTATGAAGATCCTGAAGATGCTTCTGTTTTCTGGTTTAAACTTGAAGGAGATAATACTAACATAGCACAAACTGGGATGAACCTAATTATCAAGATGGATACATTAGGCCCTATTAACCAAGAAGAGATATGTAAGATATTAGAGATAAAAGCATATGGTGCTGGTGATTTATTAAATCCAGGAAGTTTAGCTGGATTATATATGTCTATAAAACCAGGTGGATTTAACACAGAGATAGGTGACGATGCCAATATTAACTACGGTAATAAATCAGGTAAATCTAACAGCACAAGTTGTAATCTTTCTAATAGTTATTCATTAAACTTTCCATCATCCTCAACAAATACTGGCCCTTATGATTTACCAGCTGGTTCTACAATACGAGTAGTTATTAATAACTGGAGAGGTCAAAAAGGAAATAACTGTACAGACAAACATTATCGTTTAGATAGATCATGGATATCATCTATTGATTACCCTAACTTTTATAGATGGTGGTATGGAGATAATAGAGATATGACAGATGGTTCTTCTCATGAAATGGCTTGTCAACAATTTTTAAATAATGGATCTGGCCCTTATGCAACTTCTGGCTCTATTAGTGCTGCATGTTTTACAACAAGATTGTTTTGCTATGGAGATGAAACCGCATCTACTGGTGACCTTAAGTTTAGA